GACAATCAGGCAGACGGACGAAACTCCTAGATTCGGGATATTTTAATCCTGTTTCAGTGATGATAAATTTTTCAAAGTTGAGTGCATTCTTTTGGTTCATTGTTTTTCCAGTTTAGATAGCAGGGTTTCAATGACATGAAATGTGGTTCCGCACCAACTTTTCATGCTACTATTAAGTCTATAGCAATTGTAGAGGTTTGTAAGCATTTGCTCAAAAATATCTTCTCGATCTCTTCTTTCTAAAGAAGCAAATATTTCTCTACCGACTGTATCTGCTAATTTTTGGGATAGCAGTCTAATTTGAGTTTCTGTGCGTTCGTGATGTTGGATCATCGGGTTCTTTTAATTTATTTAGCAATTTTTTACTGATAACTGACAACTAATCCTAACTTAATCTCTCTACAAAATCAATAAGTTTTTCCCAAAGAGTTACAGGAAAATCTACGGTCATTGTATCATCGTCTGTTTGCTTTGCATTTCCTTCGGTTGCTAAAGATATTAGTAGATATTTAATATCTTTAGCTTTAGGGGTAAGTTTAATGGGTTTTGGTTCTAATTCGTCACTGGGTTTTACGTTTCCATCAGAGTCTAAAAAAGTTGGATTTTTAGACTCTATAAGGTTAGCTGCTACAGATTGAACTAATTCTCCAGTGGCTTTTATCCCTTTTTCTTCCGCTATAGCTACAGTCTCTAAAAGAACATTTTCTTTCTCCGAGAGTGTTAGTTCATTTTTCCTTACAAGATTGTGTAAAGTCGTCTCCGATACTTTACCTTCGATTGCTTTTAATGTCGGACTAGACATCGAAGAAATTTCTAGAGTCCGATCATATTCTGATTTTTTCCATCCAGTTTTTTCGCAAAACTGTTGGTAGGACTGTTCTTCAGTTAAACCAGCTAATCTATCCTCGTGTAAATGCCGTCTGATCAGTTTCGCTTTGTCGTACACCGATAGTTTTTCGCTATCAGTGCCGTAAGAAAGCATTTGATATTCTAGATCACGGACAGTCAATCCTCCAATTAGAGGCTTAATAATCGCCGAAACATTAGGAATAATAATTCCTTGAGACGCTAAAAGCAACCAAGCTAATACCCTTCGATGCCCGTCCATAGGAAACAGTCGATCACCGTCTGCAATCAAGTGTAAAGGTTGATAAATTGTTCCCGATGCCAGTATCTTATCGGCTAGTTCTTTAATTAACTCCAAGTCGTAGGTAACGCGGGTATTCCATCCGTTTTCCCCTGCGATAACCTCGATTAAATCGAGGCTAAAGGTTAAAAGAGTTTCATCAGGCAAGACGTGCATTTTGCCGTCGTTACGAAGCCCTATTCTTGGTCCGACAAAGTGACCATTGGCTAATCTGAAAGAAATTAGCTGGGGATCGACTACGATTAACTCTCCTCTTGCAGACCCATAAGTTCTGATTTTGTCTCTTGATTTTGCGCTCATTTTGTTACTCCTCAGTTGTGCTTGGGTTGTAAGTTAGTCCCCAGATGTGAGACGTTCCGTATATTTCTTTATAATCACCCTCTACTACAAAATTAGAGGCTATAGCGATAGCTTCCATAAACAAGTTAGCATCCTTTTTCAACTGTTTAGGGATAGGAACATCTGTCTTACAAAAAGCAAGAAATAACCACACCCAAAATGTTATTTTCTTTGTAATAGATTGATTCCAATCGTAATTACCAAGAACAAGACAATCCATTATATTGCCCTTGATTGCGGATTTATAAAACAGTTCTAAATAGTCTAATTTAGGATTCTGTTTCACTTCTAATAGTAAAGTATCAACGTATTGTTTAGCTTCGGTAGGCAAGCTATTGTATTTTCTCTGAACTAGCATTGCGCGTTGAATGTCCATTGGGTTACTCCTTCTGTAGATTATTTTTAGTTGTTTCTTGCTTTATTCGTAGTCCCATCAATGGGAGAATGACATAACCCTCCTTTACAAGGTAACTAGCTATAACAAAAGATTGTAGAAAAAGACAATAGTTTTTCTTGAGAAGATTAGGTATTGCTACACCTGTTAAAATCGAAAAGATAAACTGGAGTATAGCAGTTTTAAAACGCCAAAAACATCCTACTTTCCTATTTGAATCAGCGTCAATAAATGCACTGCTTAAAAGACATTCTATATCATTGTCATCTGCTTTGATTACGCTTTCATAAACTCCTTCTAGTAGTTTTGATACAAAGGGGTTTTTTGATGTTTTAAGAACTAAGCGATCAACATATTGCTTGGCTTCTGTTGGCAACTCAGCGTAGCTTAAGTTGATTAGCACTCGATAGGTCAGGCTTTTCATTTTTTTACCCCTTAGTTGTATTGTCGGTTATTTCTTTATACCAGCTTTTTTCTGCTAGAAAAATCGACGCTAGTGTTAAAGCTTCTCTGAAAAGATCAAAATCTTTTTTAAGAGGAGAAGGAATAGCAACTCCTGTACATATAGGCATGAGAATAGTTATAACCCAAAATTTAACCCGATTAATAAAAGAGAGATTCCATTTACCATCGAATAAGTACAGATAGACGTATCCTTTTTGTATATCTCCTTCCCACCACCAGATTAATATCTCTTTAGTTATTTGGCTAGTTTGAGATTTTTTTAATAAATCATCAATCCAATTTTTTGAGTCAAGAGATAATTCGAGATATTTATTTTTAATCATAAGCTTATACAGCTCCTCTTTGAGATGCGAGTTGATGTTCACTGTTTTACTCCCTAATTGTGCTAGTTTTTACTTTTAAGGCATTTTTAGGTCTTCATAGCGTTTTCCCCATTCGTTAACAAGAATCGTAATTTCTGGAAAATTAATCGCCTTACCTTTAATCCATATATACGGATTATTTGATTCCGATAAACTTGTTAATGTTTCAAATAGCAAGTTCGTAGAATTGAAATCTACAAATGTTAGATTAATCTTGATTACTTTTTTAGTCTTGCCAGAATCGCAAGTAATCTCAAAATCTGCCCTTAATTGCTGTACTTGATCAATACCTACACTAAAAACTAGGTTAGCTACCAATCCATGTAAGCAAATACTTTCGACTTGCCTTGTACTTAAAACTTTCCATTGGTTTTTGCTGCTTTCAACTAAGATTTCTTGTATTTGCTGGAAAGTCAGTTCATCCCACCAATCACGACTTAAGAGATTCAGATTCATTTAATACTCCTTAATTTCCATTTTTAGATTTTTTAGCTTTTCAGGTCTTTATAGGTTGCTGATAACTGACGACTGACAACTGGCAACTAATTAAAAATCTTCACTGAGAAGTTCACCAGGATCAATATTTTCACTGCGAACTTCTATTACTGGCTTTTGCCTTGCCTCTATAGCTTTTTTTAGGAGGTCGGCTAATTCTTTTTCAGAGGTTGCTTGTTGGGCTATTTGCTCTGCTTCTGATTGAGGTAATCCTTGAGTTACAGCCCAAGTAATTCCAGCTTGTTTGCGTTCTGATAGCACCGACTGTGGTTTGTTTGGCAAAGATACTTCCACATCTACTACATTACCAGATTCGCCAATTTCAGCGCCTAACTCATCAGGATTATAAATAGGTGCGCCAAGTGCTAAGTCGGGGCAAAACTCACGGAATCCGTTAGAAATCGCCCTTGCAAAAAGCATATTTTTGGGGTATTTTTTCCAGTTAGGATTCCCTGCGAGAAGTCCCGCTACTTGGGCATCGTCTTTTGAAAAAGAACTAATTCCTAATGATTCCCAGTTGTTTTGCCAAAGCTCAAAAAACTCTAATTCGCAGATTTCTGGCGTGTGTTTAATTTTTTTGTATCGGTATTTACCCGATCCTTTAATTAAAGCTGCCATTAAATTAGCACTTAGTGCAGGCTTTCCTTGTATTAAATGAATACCAGTCATCGAGGCAAAAGCAGGAATGCCTAACTCTTTTCCCGCTAAAACTTTGACAAAACATTTAGCAGCACTTTGTACATCCCCAAACATTCCTGATTTTGCCAGAATATCAGAAACTTTGTAAATGTCATCGACTGTTTTAAGTTCTAATGGGGAAGATTTGATATTGACAATTTCACTAGACATAATGTTACTCCTAAAAAGAAAGGTTGCTAAGATCGCTAAATCTATAAGAAGAAGGAAACTCATCTGTTTCTTTGCCAGCAAAATACTTGACCACACTTGGGCAAGTGACATTATGAGCCTTTGTTACTTCCAGAAGTTTCGACATAACCACTTGCTGTGCTTGATTTAAAAGAAATTCATAGCAAGCATCAGCATCTTCGCCGTCTTCTGGTTTTCCATGAATATTTATACTCACATTCACAGACTCAAAGTTGCCAAGATTGACTTTCTGGCTATAATCTACCGAGATATGGGTGATAAGCATCTCTCCTCTAAAATTTGATTAATACAATCTTATAGTAGATTGCTAGAATTGTCAAGTATTTTTAAAAAAAAACTTGCAAAAAACTTACAAAAAGATAATAGTACAGAAGAACTAAGTTATTATCGTTAATA